GGGATAAGGAATTTAGCTATGTGTATGTTTGATGATAAAACGAATACAATAAAACATTGGGATGTGTCAGGTATACCACCAGAACACAGAGATGGTACGTACGTATCTCTTCGAAAACATCTCGATGAACGCCCATGGGTATTGGAATCTGACACGGTCCTTATAGAAAAGCAGCCTGACAGGAATAAGAAAATGAAGTCAGTAGAGAACTTTTTACATGCTTATTTTGTTATTAAGGTACCTGATACAACCACGATAATATACGACGCGCGCTTTAAAATACCAGATGTATCTGGACCAGGAAAAGCGCAATATATGAAGAGAAAGAAAACCTCTATAGATCGATGTAAGATATTCTTAGAGACTCATGAAAATAATCATAGTTGGTTACCAATATTTGAAGCCTCAAAAAAGAAGGATGATCTCGCAGATACAGTTATGCAGGCTATAAGTTATACTAAGAGGATAGAACCAGTTGTTAAAAAAGATGTAATTAAACGAATCGTAGCTAGAAAACCTAACGATAATCAAAAGAGGACAAAATATTCTAAACCTAATCTTATATGGATTTATAAAAATGATCCAGAACACATGAAATCAAAAAGATTTTTGAAAGATCTCAAACGTTATTACACTTCATTAAACGAGCTAAAAGAAGATGTTGGTTAGAAATTTCACGTCGGTTCTATACTGCTCGTAAACTCAATATCCTAAAGCCAGACTCGAGTGTCACGAGGAAATCCGTATATGATATTAATCTGAAAGATACGGCATATTGGAAAATGGAAGAAGAGCGAATGAATAAAAATAATATAATACATAAAATGAACACGCTACTCTTACCCAGAGCCTTCTTCACGACGGACCAGGAGAAGCTGAAAAAATTCAGGAAGAAACTTGTTGATGACCGTAAAGGGCAGCTTAAAAATATAAAGCAGAAATTCACTGATATAGCTGACGAAGAGACTAAACGTGCCAAAAAACTTTTTGATGATCATAAAGAGTTCTTCAAACCAGAAAAGGAAACTACTACGTCTATAGATTTTTACGAAAAGTAAATAGCATGTAAATTATTAGTAAAGTCATATATTCTGTCATGAAACCCTGTTCCGCAGCTACCAATGCTGTCAATATAACCACTTGTGAATTTTGTATTTCCTTTCTTGTCTTTTCTAATTTACGAGTCAATGATGATCTCGATTTTTCTAATCCTAATACGGCTGTGCTAATGTCCTTTATACGAGACGGCATCTCTGCCGTGGTACTTAATATTTTATTTATGTCTATAATATCTGAAACCTGCTCCTGAATCAGGGGTTCCAGATATTCATAATATGTAAAGTCGGGATCGAGTTTCACGCATATACCCTCTATGGTTGAGAATGTTTTTGCCAGGTAAATGAATGAAGTAGGCACGAGAAAGGGTTTTTTCTGCGCGAGACGAAGAAGTACCTCGTCCTCCATAATGTCGTTAGCGACGCTGGTACCATCTAGTGTCTCCAGGTAATTGAGTACCGTCTTGAAGAACAGTCTGATATCATCTTTATCAGATGTAGTGGGAAGTATGATTTTTAATTCGATGAGAATATCCACTATACCAGCCGTGTCACGTTGAATGATGCACGCGAATAACTTTTTGAAGCCTTCCATGAGATTATCTGATATAGGTATGACCAATCCGAAATCATAAAACACTATAGTGCCATCTGTTGTAAACCCAACATTACCTGGATGGGGATCAGCATGAAAGAATCCCTTCTCCATGGTTTGTATGATATAAGAGTTTATGAGGGCTTTACACACGGTCTTCTTATTGATGTTAGGATCTGTCAATTCGGTCAATTTATCAGATGCCACATACTCCATGACAATCATGTCATCAGTGCAATACTCGTGGTAGACTTTAGGTACAGTAATCCACTGTATATCTTCCATGGCTTCTCGAAACATTGTGGCATTTTTAATCTCCAAATGATAATCAGTTTCTGATAGAAGATAGTCGACAGACTCCTGTAACACACTGCTCGTACCGGTACCTGTGTCGAATCCAATTCTTTCTAGAAAGGCTACTATCTCCATGAGAGTATCCGTGTCAAATTTCATAGTTTCGTATATATTTGGGCGTTTTACCTTGACTATCACGTCTTCACCAGTTATTAGAGTAGCCCTATGCACTTGACCGATACTAGCGGATTTGTATGGTACATCGTCGAAAGTACGAAACACAGAAGTATCTATGCTATCCATCAACTCAACCGGAGGAACGTCATCCTGTAAAGTTTCCAGTTCCCTAACGAATTCTATTGGGTAAATATCACCCCTGGTGGAAACTATTTGTCCGAGTTTTATGAAAGTTGGACCAAGTTTGATTACATTGTCACGAGTCCACGCCCCCAATTTCGCCTGATCACGCGTAATTGCCCTGCGAACCATGAACTCAGAGGCGAATTTCCATGTTTTATACTTCTGTCCAGGTCTCACCTGTGTACATAGCGTCGCCGCCATATTATATTAAGCATATAAAGATATTGAGCTATAGAAACACAAATGATCAAAGTGCTTGATAATGGTTTCGTGCGTCTTGTCGATCACATGCCTCGAGAAAATCTCGATTCTTCCATCGTCCAGTCAGCACGTGTATCGTATGGAGAAGGTACTAAAACATCGAGAGGTGATAAGGGACTCATTAGATATCTTATGCGTCACTGGCACACTACGCCATTCGAAATGGTAGAATTTAAATTTCATATTAAGATGCCCATTTATATAGCGCGTCAGCATATGCGTCATCGCACAGCGAGTATAAATGAACTTTCCGCCAGGTATTCAGTAGTTCCCAAAGATTACTACACACCCGATGTACTGCGTGGTCAATCGACCGTCAATCACCAGGGATCATGCGGTGAGGCTGTTGTCTCCGAAGAACATATGAATAACATGAAGGAACATCTCGAAAAATCGTTTGAAGTCTACGAGGATCTACTGGAGGATGGATGTTGCAGAGAGCAGGCAAGAGGTAATTTGCCACAGTCGACCTACACGGAGTTTTATTGGAAGATTAATCTTCATAATCTGATGCATTACCTTCAGCTTCGGATGGATGGTCATGCTCAAGAGGAAATCAGGGCATACGCTGAAGCCATCTTCGCACTCGTGGAACCTCTCGTACCCATCACCATGAAAGCTTTTATGGATTTTAGAGTGAATGCTATGCAGTTATCCAGTCTAGAAATCGAAGCTATTAAAAACGGTACGTATATTGAATCACCTGGAGAACGTAGAGAATTTGAAGAAAAGAAAAAATTATTGGGAATTCCGTGATGAAATAATATTTTATACATTAAATAATATATGAGGGTACATATTGTAGGAGCGGGGCCAACTGGTATGTCCATCGCGTGGGAATATGCTAATTTCACGGATCATGAGATTATAGTATATGATAAAAAATCGTCAGTGGGTGGGTCTTGGTGGGAACCTAGTGTTCACACGAGAGATCTTCATTCACATAGAGCTATATTCGACAAAGCGTTTGTAAACACACAAAGTTTATTCAGCGAGATGGGTATATCTTGGGATAAAATGTTTATAAACGATAGTAAAAACGTATACGGAACAATATTTAAGTCTCTTCGACCTAATGATTATTTAAAACTTATTTCATTGAGTGCGAGAGTACTTTTAGATCCAAATGTATACGTGAGCGTGACACTCAAAGACGCTCTCGGTCCAATGTCACCAACTGGTCAAAGATTAGTGGAAACGCTTACATATATCATGGACGGTGTGGGATGGAATACTATGTCCGCCTATGAATTTGTACAAAATTTAAATCATGTCGGATTATCTAAACCACAAACACAAAGGGTGTCTGGTAAAGTGATGTCCGACGCTATGCACGAAGCTTTAGAAAAGGTTGGTGTTTCATTCGTTTTTAATACGGAACTAAAAGATGTAGAATACAGAGACGATGGTTTCGAAGCTACATTCCACAATGGTGAAAAGGTAGATGACGGACTTCTTGTTTTATGCTTAGACAACAACCCCGCTTCAAAACTTATTAAAGACAATTGGGGTCCTAATGCTTCAGAAATAGTTAAAGAAAGTGCTTATGAATGTATAAATGTTTTGATTGATTATGATACACCTATACAAATAGATAACCCATTGAAATTAAGCATGCATTCAGAATGGTCGATAGTTCCTCAAGTTTTATCAGATGGGAAGACCGTTTCGTGTGTTATTTGTCGACTCACAGATGACATACTCACGACTCCACCGGAAGAGTTAAAATTACGCGTGATAGAACAGTTAGGGATTCCTAATAAACCAAGTGGTATTCGAATAGCGTGGGGAACGAAATGGGATGGAAAGAGGTGGCAGTTTCATCAGTCTTCGGGTGTGTTAAGTACCCGAGGACAAGTACCATTCTACGGGAAGAGTAAAAATGTCGCTTTATGTGGTATGATGTCACATCGTCATACACCTTATGCAAGCATAGAAGCGGCGGTAGAGGTCGGAAGACGATTTTGTCAATTTAGAAAACCATTATCACCCATACTCATCACTGATGTTTTAAAGTTATTTATAGTTTTTATATTATTACTAATCATACAAAGATGAGATTTTCGTGCAAAGTACACACACCCATGATTGACTATAATAATAAAAAGTATATACGTTTTTTTATTACTGATGATATAAAACAACGTATAAATTTCGTACATTCTAAAAATAATCTTAAAGGTAGTCATAAGGATATACCATTGGATGGAAATGTCTTAACAGTGAAAGTACCGTTCAAATATAGAAGAGTTATGTGTACATTTGAAGGTGTACCTGTACAAACTCTAAAAAAAGATGACGAAGTTGACGTAGATGTCACTTTCATGGGAGTTTGGTCATACAACGAGTATTGTGGTTATACATGGAAGTTGAGTTATATAAAGTCTTCTAACAAATATATAGTATGACACTCACCCGTACAGGGTATATTGTACCTATATCACTAAATGTTAAACAGGAATTAACTGTTAGACCTATAGTGAACAGCGATTTTGGAGTTGCTCCACCATCATTTAAAGTTTTCAGAGAGGCAAAAAATGGTTTATGTGTCCCGAGATTTTACGCGGAAGATAAATTTGGTAAACCAAAAGAAGATACTAGACCCGAACCTTCGCGTATACATGTCAAGTTCAATGGTAAACTGAGAGATGAAACATTTCAGAATACAGCTCTTCAAAAAGCTATAGAAGCTGGTCATGGTATACTTTCACTCCCATGTGGATTTGGTAAGACGACTGTATCTCTCGCTATAGCATGCAAATTGGGGTTTAAAACTATGATTGTAGTTCACAAGGAATTTTTAGCAAATCAATGGTGTGAAAGAATTAAACAATTCTGTCCAGGAGCTACTATAGGTATAGTTCAACAGAATAAAAAAGAAGTTGAGTGCGATTTTATCATAGCCATGCTTCAATCGTTAGCCCTCAAAGAATATTCATTCAAAGACTTTGATAGTGTAGGAACTCTTATCGTAGATGAGGCGCACCATATATGTGCAAAAGTATTTTCACAATCCCTGTTTAAAATATGTCCACGACATATATTTGGGTTATCAGCTACACCTAATAGAAAAGATGGTCTCACTAAAGTACTTCATTGGTTCATGGGACCAACGTTTTTTGCAGTAGAAAGAGAAAATCAGGCACAGGTTGATGTATTTCCAATAGATTTCACCTGTAGTAGATTTAATGATCCCCCGCCATGCACTAGATTCGGAAAATTATCACTACCCACCATGATTACGGAACTCACTGAAATGCAAGATAGAAATACACTCATTATTAGTACAGTCAATAGCGCTATACAAGGTACTAGACAAGTGCTTGTACTCAGTGATCGTCGCAGTCATTGTGAATGGTTACATAGAAAATTCAAAGAAAGGTCAGGGTTGTATATGGGTGGTATGAAGGAAGATGAACTCACGAAGTCAAGCGAAAAACAAATCATATTTGCCACTTATAGTCAAGCACACGAAGGTCTGGACATACCTAGTTTAGATACAGTCATATTGGCAACCCCTAAATCAGATATCGTACAATCCATAGGCAGAATTATGAGAGAGACACATGGTAAGAAGAATAATCCGAGGATTTATGACATTATCGATCATTGGTCGGTGTTTAATACAATGTACCATAAAAGAGTACGTGTGTATGTACAAGGTGGTTTTAATATTCCAAATATTCCTAAAAAGGATACAGATGACTTCCCGAAAGGAAAATGTCTCATACAAGTATAAAGATGCCCTGTTCAATAGGAAGATCAGTTCAAAAGTACAGGGGAAGTGTCGTCATTGGAGATGGCTCAGCATCTAATCTTCAGCAAGTTACAGAAAATGGTAATACAACGACATTAAGCATAGTAACAGATGCATTTTTTATAGGTGATGGTGGTTTATTAACAAATGTTGGTATTAGTAATATATCACTCGAAAATGTTACTTTATATGGTAATACAACTTCCCATAAGATCCAGTTTCAAAATACACTTACATCTTGGGAAGCTCTAGGTAATGTAATAGTATACGGGGGGTCTTATTTCGGTGACGGATCCACTCTCTCCAACATGGTAAAACTTTCTGATTTTGAAGATAATGTCGCGAGAATTACAAATATAGAAACTTTTAGTTTAGGAAATGTACAAAGTAATATAATAAATTTGGAATCTAATGTCGCGATCCTGAAAAATGATGTAGTGAGGATAGATACAGATATTGACAATTTGCAAGGGGATGTAGTGAGGATAGATACAGATATTGACAATTTGCAAGGGGATGTAGTGAGGATAGATACAGATATTGACAATTTACAAGGGGATATAGTGAGGATAGATACAGATATTGACAATTTGCAAGGGGATATAGTGAGGATAGATACAGATATTGACAATTTGCAAGGGAATGTCGTAAGACTTGAAAATGATGTCGATTTATTACAGGGGAATGTTCTAACAATAGAAAATGATATTACTATTTTACAAGGAAATATTATAACGATATCAGATGATTTAATAAATTTAGAAGGAAATGTTTTAAGATTAGAAGCCAATAATATTGTCACATGGTCGAAGATTACTTCATCTGAACAAAGAATTGAAACAATTGAAGAAAACCCTATTATTTCAAATAGTTATTCTACCATAACAAGTGGATTTAATCAAGGTGATCTCATCTACGCTATTGGTGATAATATGTTATCTCAATTGAACGTGGGATCAGTTGGTAAAATTATAAAATCATCGGGTTTGGTACCGTATTGGGCAGATGCACAATTTACAGTAAATAATAATTACACGTACATAAATGTAATATTAACCTGGATTCAGCGAGGATTAGATATAGATGGAACTATAACTAATGGAAGATTCGGTACATCAGTTTCCATGTCATCTGATGGGAGTATAGTGGCCGCCGGAGAACCTGGTACAGGTAATGTAAAGATATATTCTTGGAATGGGACCACATGGGGAACATTTGGAAACATACCCGGTTCACAAACGTATGAAAGCGGAACTTCTATAGATTTATCCGCAGATGGACACACAATAGTTATAGGTACACCGGGTGGAACTGGTTCGGTTAGTGTATATAGATGGAGTTCTGGGGTGACATGGAACCAATTAGGTAATACATTAGTTGGTAGTAGTAAACGTAGTGGTTTATCAGTAAGTATATCTTCTGATGGTAATACCATTTTAGTC